TACGATTATAAAGGCGCACTTTGCCGTCCCACATCTTATTACGATATGCTGGCATGAACTTATAGCCTGGAGCATAAAAAGTAAAGTACTCAGATAATTCCATTAAGATGCCAGAATCCCTACTTGTAACATACAAGGTTGATTCATTCTTCTTTTCAATAATAATATTATCCATACTTTTTATTCTTTCCTGCGGAAATCTGCGATATCACCTTGACATACATTTGACAATCTATTATAATTGGTTTAATCAAATCAATACAGAACAGTGATGACTATGTTCAAATTGGCAAGATTACTTAATTATCAATGAATCAAGATAAAGATTCTATAATCGGCTTTAGAAGGTGTATCGAATTACATTCCAGATGTAAACTTTCTGAATTCAATGATATTCTTAATGTGTGAATGTCTCCATCTAATGTTATTCATAATCTCTTCAAGGGAATCAATGATGGCTTTCTGATATTCAATACCTGACTTTATTTTAATGATATCTTCATCAGTATTATAGTACATCTCCATTTCAGATTTAAGTGGTTTAGTCATACCTTGGAATGGATCATATGGCCAACCTCTCTTATCCATGTCTGCTTGAGTCATCTTACCAGTATAGTAGAGCCACTTATCTTTTCGGACTTTCTCTAAGTCCATCTCTTTCTTTCTTAACTGTAACTTAGACAATGTGAAGATCTCAAGGTACTTTGCATGTAGTTTAGATGTCTCAATAGTTACATCATCTAAAGCATGTTCATCAATCACTGAATCTTTCTTCCAAGATTCTAAAATATCATTTAAACTCATCATAATATAAACTTATTTATAATATTTTAAACTCGTCATATCTAAAGGACACATCAGTCTGTAGATATTCAACATCGGTAGCCTGTGTACTAAATTCCAATCCACTTACTGACAAAGGAAAAAGATTGGTAAATTGAATTTTGTTGTTGGGTAGATTATGATTGGTTAGAATTATCAGAGTAGCATCATACACAACAGGACTGTTTGCATCTCTATTTTGTAACATCCAATCATAAAGTTCTTTGTAGACTTTCATATCTTCATCGATTGCAATTCTAATAGAGAAATCATCGAATGTTATATCTCCAGATAAATAACCCTTATATTGATTTTTGGGAACATTTATCTGACCCAAATTCAGACTTGGAAGAGTAACACTAGTTGAAAAGTATTCAGTATTAGCTAAATTATTACGATTAATAACCAACTTAAATCCTGTCGGGGAAAGAAAATTATAATTGTCTGTTAAATTACTCATATAGTTATTTATATAAAAAAGAAGGGGCCTCTTTCGAGACCCCTTCAAAGTAAATGTTAATTAATTAAAATTAACTTCCAACATTGATGTTAGCAACACCGAATGTACGGAAATATGGATTCAGATCATCTGTTCCAGTTGTACCGCTAGTAGCAGATTCAACGAATGGATTCTTAACCATGCCGTAGCGTGTCTTGAAACCAATCTTAGGTTGGAATGTGCTTTCATCAACTGCACGTACCATAGTGAGTGGTACGTATGGGCAGTAGAACATACCAGCATCATATGGATTTGATCCACGGAAACCGATTGTTACATAATCGCTAACTGCATATGGATCAACATATACCTTAAGGCGACCATTAAGAACACCTGCGAAAGTGTTACCAGTAGCATCTACTTGTAGATTAGTTGCAAGAGCAGGGCTGTAATCAAGTTGACCAGCGGCTGCAAGAGCAGAAGCGACATTAGCAGAGCAGATGATAAAGTTACCTTTACCACGACGTGTTTCAGTTGCAATCTTATTAGCTTCAACTTCAAGTTGGAAGATCAAGCTCTTGAATTTCTCAACAGCCCAACGTCCATCTGCATCAGTTGAAAGATCGAAATCACCACCATCGAAACCAGGCTTAGCCTTAGCATTGATTGTGTTGATAACTTCACGATTGATTTCAGCGAGGATTTCAGTTGAAAGAATGTTAGCAAGTTCTGATTCAGCATCTAAACCGTGAACACTCTTAAGATCTTGAGCAAGCTCCATTGTGTATTCAGCTTTAAGACCACGAGTCTTAGCTTCAACAGTAGCTTTTTCAATTGTGAATCCCATGTCACCGAAGTCTGTACCACCAGCTGCACCAAGTGCTTCACCAGCAGCTGTTGTAACTGGGCCAGAGAATGCTGTATTAGGTACATCAAGACCAAGTGCTTCAGTATCACCAGTAGTAACCTGAGGATTAGATGGTGATTCACCAGCACCGTCATTGTAACGGCTCTTCATTGCGAAGATAAGACCAGTTGGTCCAGACATTGGCTGAACACCGGCTACATCATAAGCGATGAGATTTGGCATTGCACGACGTACAAGAGAGATAAGAACTGGATCGAACTTATCAACTGCTGCAGTTGTTACATTGTTTTCATTAAGGAAACCAGCTTGTGCTTTTTCTTCACGAAGTGCGATTTCTGTATTTTCGAGCAACTTAGCTGTTACAGCTTTTCTGTGCGCGTCTTGGAAAGCAGGTGCATCCTTGTGCTCAAGAATTGGTGCCCACTTTTTCATTTCTGTTTCTGTATTAAACATTTTGAATTTCTCCTATGTTGTTGTTATTGTGATATGATTATTTTGAGAGAGCTTCAACATATTTTCTCATAGAAGCAGGAAGCTTCTTGAGAGGATCAGCAGCGCCCTCGATTACGATTTCTGTTTCATCTTCAGTATTTTCTACCAAAGAATCTTCTTGAGATGTTTCTTCTTTTGATTCAAAGATTGAACTTTTGACTGTTTGAGCCTTCTTTGCAAAGCTTTCTTTATCACCAAAATCTACATCTTCCAAAATGCTTTGGAGACGGTGTGATTCAGTTTCAGAAAGGTCTTCGGATAGAGAAGAAAGAACTTCAGATCTTTCGAATGATTCAACTTGCTCTTGTAGAGATTCAATTTCAGCTTTAGCTTCAGTGAGTTCAGATTCAGTTTCTTCATTGACAGTGTTGAGTTCTTCAACAAGGTCTCTCTTTTCAGCTGGAACTTCGATATAATTCTCAATGAACAAGTCTTTAAGTGATGTCATGAAGTTTTCTGCGATTTCTGTACGAAGTGTGTTTTCAACTTGCTCAGAATTCTCTTCAATCCAGCTTTCAACTACATATGAAAGATAATCATCGATTCTTTCAATAAGGCTTTCGCGGAGTGATTCAACTTCTTCATTCAATTCCGAATTGTATTTTGCTTCAAGTTTCTCTTGAATATCAAGTGATCTTTCTGCAATCGCTGCTTCGAAAAGTGTAGCAGCTTCAGTCTTGAAGTCTTCACTAAGAGTAGCTTCATTTGTGATAAGAAGATCAAGTGCTTCAGAAACCTTCTTTTTAGATTCCTTAGGCTCTTCTTCCTCTTCTTTAATATTCGACTCGAATAGCTCAGGATATGTATCTTGAACATCATTTATATCCATTCCATAATCAAAAGATCTAAGATACTTAAAAATATCTGTCTTCTTTCCAGTTGCTATAACGGAGTCATTACGTTTACCCATTTTAGCTTTAAGGTTATATTTTGACATGATCTTCATATCTTCTTTTGCATCAGATACATAGATATCGATTGTAGCTTTTCCAGTAGAAGGCTTAGCAGATTCATCAAGGTCAACATCTTCTTTTTTGACTTTATCAGACTCTTCTTCGTCTTCTTCTTCTTCTTCTTCTTCTTCTTCTTCAGACTCATCTTCGTCTTCTTCTTCCTTTTTGTACTTTTTCTTTTCGCCAAGGAGAATAGACTTGATTGAATCATCAAAAGATACTTCAGCTTCAGCTTCTTCAGAGACTTCAGGTAGATCCTGTTCAAGCTCTTCATTAGCAATAAGCTGTTCTTCAGTGACATCCTCAATGATGTCCTCTATTTCTTGTGTTTCTTCTGACATAGCTTTATTTCTATTAATGATTAGAGTTTGGAGAGGAAATCACTAAAGACCCTTTTCTGAGCTTCTGCAAGCTGAGAGCTAGATGCTTTTTTAATTTCAGTCTCATATTCTTCAATCTGTTGAGGTTTTAGAATACCATTCTCATATATCCATTCTACACCTTCCATGATTCCATTAACGAATGCTTCGGGTGCGGAGGGATCTTGAACAATGTCTACAGTAGAGAGCATAAAATCGCTCTTTACATAAGACTTGCTATTCTTATTTTCAACTGTTCCCATACCACGACTTGAGACACCCAACTTACATCCACCTTCCATAAGTCCTTTCACTATATTACCCATCGGTGTATTTAGTATGAGTGCCTTTCCAACAACATTATTACCTTCCCATTTAAGTTCAGTAATTCTGTGTGAAACTTTATCAAGATTGATAGCGGGGCCTTCTGGGTGATTCAATTCACCAACGGCTCTACCTGCTTCAACCTGCTCCTTAACATATTTGTTACAAGCTGCTTCTAGAACAGCTTTAGGATAAATTCTATTATTACGGTTTTGTTTTTCCGCTTGCATAAAGACACCTTCGATGAAAGTGTTCTTGTTACCTTTTTCATCTTTCTCAATGAGAAAGTCGAGGTTCGATTCTAAATGTTCTGTGATTAATTTCATTTATTTTTAATCTTTTAATCCTTTATGTGAAATGATTTTAATTTCATCTTCTTGTGAGCCGAACCATTTTTCAAATTCATTTTGATTCTTAAACTTAGCAGTTTCTTTCTTGGATGATTTACCTTTAGTATATTTTATTTCAATCTTTTCTACTAGATCAGTTGATTCTTCAACAGGCTGATTGAACACTTCGGACGAAATAGCCACTCTTTTAACAGCCATAGCTTGATCAAATTTATCTTGAATAGCACCTTTGAATGTTTCAAGTGCCGATGCCTCATCTCCATTAACAAGATCTTTAAAAAGTTTTTCCGTTGCTTTCATAGTTATATTTATAATAATTAGTATTTTGAGATTTACAATAATTAGTATTTTGAGATATGGTTTATTTATATTAAGCCTTCAGAATGAAATAAGATTTCCCTTTACTCTTCTTCATCCATATTATAAAACTCACATGCCTCAGATAGAGTAAGTGGATAAGTGTATGTTTCCTTTAGACTAAACCTTTATGTTCTAAGTAAGTAGCAAAAACCATTACTGACCTTTTTGCTCCGACTTCTAGTTTATATAATCTCTTCTTTTATGTCAACTGTATTTTCTTCGGGTGTGTAATTCTCATCAAAATCTAAATCATCTGGTTCTTCTTTTTTCTCAGCTTCAATCTCATCTTGAATCTGTCTAATATCTTCATCAGACTGATGAAGAATTGTTCTGCGTACCCAAGCTTTAGAATAATATTGACCAACAAACTCATTCACAATATTGAGAGCTTCAACTCTTTCCTTAATGATTTCAGCTTCTTTTAATTCTGAGAAATAATTATCTTCAACAAAATCAACTGCAATTGATTCTTCAATTACTTCCCATTCACTTTGTTTAATGATTCCCTTAAGAATAAGTTGAATTCTAAGTGCATCAATTAATAGGAAAGAAAAGCGATTTCTTAATTTATCGATAAACTTCTGAAATTTAACTTCATCACGTGATACCTCAGAAGGTCTACCAAAAGCATATCCAGTATCTTGCTCAAGTCTTGCGACTGGAACATTCAGAGATTTGTACAATTTCTTTTGAAAGAATACAACATCTTCGATTTGACCAAGATTTTCTCCACCTGGAAGTGTGGTAATTTCAGTACCTCTACCACCCTCTCTTCGTGGCATATAAAAATCTTCCAACATAGACATATGACGACGATCATCACGAATCTCACCAGTAGAAGAATCATATACAAGTTTATTACGGTATTTACTCATCACCGACTGTACATATTCTTCAGCCTTACCTTTTGGAAGATTACCAACATCAATATAAAAGATTCTTCTTTCTGGTGCTCTTGATACACGATACATAACTAATGAATCTTCCATCATTCGAAGTTGATTCACCAACTTCATCGATTTATGTAAATGTGATATCACTTTCTCTTGATTGATATCAAGTAGACCAGAGGGACAAGAGATAATCGCCTCATTAGCAATCTTAACACCAGCACTTTCACCATCTCCAGATTCAGAGTAAATATAGTATTCAGCTATTACCTTTGGTATTTTTACACCTGTTTTCTGATCAAGTACTTTTTTAACTTCTTTAACTTTCTTAAGATATAAAGGATTAATCTGTCTAAGTTCTTTAATTCCTTTATTAAAATTCTTTTCGTCTGTTACGACATGAAAATACAATCGACCATCTATATACCATTCCTTAAATAGATCAGCCGCTTTACGATTAAATTTATATAAAGATAGTACTTTACTAAATTCATCTTGAATCTGCTTTTTAATTGAATCTGGTAATTCAGAATCATTCATATTGAGAGCCGCAGGTGCAGAATCATCTCCTGATGCAATAGCTCCATCAACAATATCATTAATTGCTTGATCACACTCAGGTTGTGATGCAGCTTCGCGATATTTGACAATTAATTCGTTCTCACTATTATTACTAGTGCCGTCGATATCAACATACTGTCCGTAATAACCACCTGTTGTGACAACGGAAGATGAACCTTCATCATCACGCTTAGGTACAAATGATTTTAAATCTTTATCGAGTTTTTCTTCTCTCGATCCAATCTTCTTAGTTATTTGATATCCGAACAATTCCATAATAATATTATTTATAATAAAATACATGGGCTCCCCATGAAGAGGAGCCCATGATTCTTTTAAGTTTTACGAAGTTGTATCAGCTTCCCAATATTGATAAGCCAATTCAACTGTGAATTCTTCAATTGCATCATTTGTCTCATAGCTCAAATCGATTGCAGAAACATTAATAGGATATGCACCACGAATAGTATATGTCTTAGTAATATTACCTGCTTTATCGAGTTGTTCGATAGCCATGTCTGCTTGGTAGTCAGTTGGGTTTGATAAGCCTGTGTTATTCACATGCTCATTCATTCCATTCATCCAACGTTCCATTGCATTCCGAACTTCCATACCAGTGTCATTGATAACTGTAATTGTCCAGTTCTCAAATGTACGATCACCAGCAATCTTCAATTGACGACCACGGAATGGTACATCCAATTGAGCAATAATACTACCAGGTAGTTGAGCACCCTTACACATGAAAGATGTAAGTTCAGTGTCACCTGCAGCATATGCCGGGAAGTTAACAATTGCCTTGAAAAGGTTAGGGCGTGCGCCCCCACCGATTAATTTTGATTTAAAATCATCTACTCCTAAAGTTGCCATAATAGTTATTTCCTTTCTTTATTTATAATTATTTACCAACGATTTCAGAGAATTCAACTCCTGTGCGTGTCGCAATGAAGTTAAGTGTAATGAAGTTAATCGAACGAGCTGGTTTGATGTAGATGTCAGCAACAAAACGGTTAGAATCAATCACTTGACCCGTATTGTTAGTTTCATCACATACAACCAAGAAATCAGTAACACCACGACGACCCTTAATATCCCGAAGGAAAGGCTCTGTCATGTTTCTGAACATCGAGCGTGTAAACTCATCATTCAATTCGAATAGTTGATATTTAGCAGCGGTTGCAATTGCTTTCTCAAGAACAATAAACAGTCTGCGAACATTGATTCTATCAAATGCAGATGGCTTTGATTGAGCAGTCTTATCACCGAAAAGGACTGTTCCTTGACCTGGGAAAGAAGCAATTGGATTGATACGAGACTTATAAAGCTCATCTCTATCAGCTTGCTTTGGATTGTAAGCCAGTTTTGTGATACCTAGAAGTTGACCACGATTGTAGCCAGCAGGTGAGAACCAAGGTTCTGCCACATCATCTGTATTAGCACAAAGGCCAGCAACGTGTCCACAAGCAGGAATATAAAGATACTTATCAGCATATTTGTTGTAGGTATAAATCGCTGTTGAATCTAATACTGCGTAAGAAGTAGATGTAATACCATCAGTATTCACACCATCACCATTACACCACTTTAAAACATCAGCTAAAGGCGCGTTACCAGTACTAGCCTCAATCGGAGGTGAGCAGAAAACCACGATATCTTTACGAGCATTAGCTGTTGCAATAAGATGTTCAGCAATTGTATCAGAACCGTTATTATCATTATATGCAAATACAAGATTAACATCAACAGTCTCTGCATCAGAGAATAGATCAATACCACTTGTGATATCGCCTTCAACGACAGATGTTTGATCAGCTCCTTGTGTGAAAGTATGTGTTCCTGCACCAACTGAAGAACCAATATAGATGTAATTAGAATTCTGATTAATTAAATCAATGTAATAATTATTTGATCCATCTTCCTTTTTAGCACCTTCTGTTGTACCAACGAATTCCCATGTTTCAAGAATTGTGCCTTGAGTTTCAGTGAGTTCACCATCAGAATCCGTTATGATAATGTGATATTCATTAGCACCAGGAGCACCATCGAAAGCATCAGTTAAAGGTTCAGTTCTTACTTGATTGCCATTGCCATCATCGATAAGGACACGACCAGCATTAAATGCAGCAGTATCAAAAACATCAACTTGGATAGAATTACCTAAAGCACCTGCATATCTAGCATAAAGAACTCCTTGTAGAGTGATTCCACTTTCAAAATGTGTTTCATTCTTAATTAAGAGACCATTAGAAATAACATCACTTGCTTCAACTAATGTATAATTACCTGCAGCTGTTACAGGTGTACCGTCAACAGAGATTGTAGTAGTAGCCAAATCATAATCAACTCCAGAATTATCAACAACAACAACTGAAGTGACAGCAAATGTAAGATCAACTGTAAGATCATTCAATGCTGCAGCAGGACTATCTTCTACATTAACTGTAGGTAAGTCGGTGACACTGGCTGGAATAGAAGAAATTGTGTCTGAAGAAGATACTGTTAACGCAATAGTGTTAGGACTTGCAACTAAATCAATAGCACCAACAAGCAATGTGACAGTATTTCCATCGCCAAGGTCTACAGTGATTGTTTCTCCTTCTATAATGGCTGAACTATCAAAGTCACTACCTTCGGTATTAATTGTTACACTATCAACAGTATAACCTGCTGAAAGAGAAGCTCCTGTTCCATCTCCATCTACTGTAAGTGAAACATCAGATGTGATTCCACTTGCAAGGGGATTAGCTAAAGATACGCTAGCAATACCACCTGTATCAACAGTCACTGAACCGCTAACAGCATTAAGAAGTTGTGAATTAGTTGTTCTTACACTTTTAAGAGCATTTCCATATTTTAAAAATGAAGATGCTGTGAAGAATGATTCTGAGTAAAAAGCATTTGGTGTACCAAACACTGAAGCAAGTTCTTTTTCAGAACTTACAAGTTGTATCTCTTCAACTGGTCCCCAGCGAAAAGGCCCTGCAAATCCACCAATCGAGGTAGATACCGCAGGAATGACATTTGTTAAGTCGATTTCTTTAACCTCGACTCCGGGTGATACCATGAAACTCATAGTTGTGTCCTTTCAGTTATTGTTTATTATAAGATAGATGCATAATAAGAATTTATCAATAAGACTATTTATCTATATTGATATTTCTAGAATCCAAGCCAATTCTTAGTTTGTTGGACGAGAGTATCATGTGCTTCAGTATTCAAAGATGAACTCTGTTTATTATCATCAATAAAGCCAAATGGTAATAAGTCATCTTCAATTTCACGAATTCTATCTTCATATAACATTCCCTTTAAATCCATATCAAGTATATTACCAAATGCATCAGAAGATATGAACCATGCAAAGAGAACTAGATTCATCATTAGATCATCATGATTACCAACAGATGCAGCATATGAAGAACCATGTGATTCAAATGTAGCTATTTCTGAAATAGTATCATGATCAACAATTTCTAATTTTTTAAGTTCAATTAAATCTTTTAAATTTGAACAGCCTATCCTTTTAATCCTCTTTGACATTGTAACACCTATACCACCAGCTTTAGTAGAAGATTGGACAAAGGTATTTTCATACTCATATTCATAATATACTGCATTACAAACCACTTGACCAACATCATTATTCTCAATCAGCACAATTGCTTCATTATAAAGATTGCCGACTTTAACTATAATATCTGGAAAAATTAGAGGTGATATCATATTATCTCTAAATGTACAAACCTGTTTAAATCTATCCTTCTGAATATCAAATATATTAAATGTAGAATAATCCTGTCCTCTACCCTTTGAGACATCGACACACATTACATAATTGTGTCCCTTAATAGGCTTCTCATAGTAAGAAATATTATTCTTATATTCAACTGCTTCAATTCCTTTTAATCCTAGAATAGTATCAGAATTAATAAGTGTGTTGGATCGACCGTGAAAACTATTTCCGAACTCCTGCTCAAATTGAAGTTCCGATGTATTTGCTATGGTCTGTTTTTTCCATTTCTCATCTCGACCAGGCACATCCCACCAATCAACACGGAAATTTTTAAATTCATTAGTACCTTGAACAGCACCTTCATATAGACGATGAAAGATATTACCAACCCCATTTGCTGTAGATGTAATAATAACCTTTGTTTCTTTACCAGCCGAAACAACCGGATATGTTGAAGTATAGAATTCTGCAGCATTTTCAACAAAGGCAAACTCGTCGAGGAAAAGAAGATTGACTGATAGACCACGAATAGATGAACCAGATGTCGCAGCTGCGATGATCTTTGTATTATTCGCAAATGTGATATTACCTTTATTTAATGCCTTACATCCAGGTTGAAGAAAGAATGGAAGATTTTCAAGTGCCAATGTGACACGTGATAACATCTCTCTTGCAGTAGCACCTTTATTAGCTAGAATCGCAATAGTCTTTTCTGGATGAAAGACTGCATACCATAAAATATAAATGACTGTGCTGATAGATTTACCTGACTGACGACAAGCGAGTACAATAGAGAATCTATTCTCATTGAAGTGCTTGAACATCCTTTCTTGATATTCATAAGGTTTAAATGGCACTAAACCATCATCAAGTGAGATCACCTTGATATACTTTTCAGCAAAGTATATCGGATCTTTCATACATTTTACATATTCACTAACTTCTTCTTGTGTGAAACTATCCTGTATGCCATCCCTCTTGACTAGAGCGTTACCCAAGTATCCCTTGTCTCCATTAACTAATGTCATTACTTTTACTCAAAAACTTTTGTAGTTCAGTGGTAGAACCAACAAAGATTGCATTATTTGTAGTACCACCAGATGCTGTAACCTTCTGCTCTTCTGATTGTGTCAACTCTTTTCTTTTCTTTTGAAGTGTGATCAATTGGTCCATCATATCAGTAGTAGTCTTAAACATACCAGCAAGAACTTCGAATGCTCTTGGATGCTCAGTCTCACTAGCAAGAGCCATCATATTATCAATAGCTTCTTCTGCCTTTTCGATTAACTCTTTAATCTTATCTCTTGAATAAACATAATCTTCCTCTGTATCAGCAACAATCTCAGTCTGAGCTACCTCAGTTTTTATCTTTTTTAATTGTTGTGGAAGGTTTGTTTCAAGTGCAGTTAAAATATCATCTTTAGTTTTATTCATAATATAACTATGGAGAATCATCAAATCCAAATGTGGTGATCAATGTAAAATTTTCTGGAGTATCATTATCTGAAGCTAGTTTCACATTAACTCTATCAAGTGCTTCAGGAGCGGAAGTTGGATCAGTATCATTATACATATCAACTGTGACATCACGTATGACCGCTTTCGGAACAACTGCTCCAGTGAATCTTACTTTCATTGAGAAACTTAATGTGTAGATTATAGTATCTCTAGTTTCAAAATCTCCCTCATATTCATTAGGGATAGAAACAGAATTTAATATGATTGGTACATCAACTGATGTATTAGGTCCATTCATACCATTAATTGCAACTGTATATTCTGGTGTGAATGTAGGTAAAATTTGTTCAACTATCTGAAGGGCCTCATCTTGTGTCTTTGAAATAATATTTAATTCCATCGTCAATGTATACGGCACACTTTGATTTAAAGTATCTCTCGATAAAGATGAACCAGAAGATGGATAAGATAATTTATTCATCTTATTTAAACTGATTGCAGAATCATATGATAAATCAGTTATTTCAAAACTCATTCTAGGCACTTTAATTGCAATGTGCTCATCTCTACTACTTGACTGTTCAAGTCTAGCTAGAAACTTTTGTCTTGGTCCATATGCAATTGGTACTCTTTCCTCAACACCGCCATGTTTAACTACACGAATATTATTAAAAATTGTTCCAAAAACTGAAACAGACTTCTTAAGTGTTTGATTATAAAAATGTGTTCCCGTAAGCATTATGTTATATCTGGTATACCAAATGGATTCTGTTCACTGAAGTCAATGAAATTTCCATCTGAGACGAATGATTCAAGTTCTTCATTGTCGGCAAATGGATCGACATCATCAATATTTTTGAAATCATTATCTATTGATATTACTTGATAAAGAGCTTCTGATGAAGAACCGATTATATTTCCGTTTGAAGCGTTTGTTATATCGAAGGATGTATTAGTCCCATCACTAGATGTGATACCAACTATATCAAGTTCATCTGATCTTATCTCAGCAATCTCACCACTTATTGTTAGAGAACCAACAGCTTGTGTTACATCTTCACCTAATTCGAAAGTGCCTGATCCTGTTCCTAAGTTTATAGTAGTTCTACTCGCAAACTTAGTCTCAAATGAATCAATCTCTGCAACACCAGTATCAATCTCTTCATTAGAATATTCGAATAATTCACAACTTAATTTAAATGTTGGAATATTTTGAAGTTGATAAAATGGTGTTTCTTCTTCGACATAACGAATTTCAAATAAGCCTTTTACAAGTGGAAAATATATAAGATCACCTTCTTGAGGTCTGACTTCAGCAGTAGTTTGGAATCTACCAACAAGTTGTTCCCATCTACGATTGGAGACAACAAGTTTCATTTGATCTCTCATTTCTAAGCCAAACTTTGAAAGTAGATCACCTTCTCCCTCAAAACCATCGATATTTTCAACATACATTTCAATTTGGAAAGCTTCACCAAATTCACTCAATGATGCTTCATTAAATATACCATCTTCATTGATAATAGTCCTTGGAAGATAGTATACATCATGGCCATATATACGAAGACCTTCTATGACTATATCTTCATAGAGGTTCTTTTCAGATGTCGCTCCTAAACTGAAATATTGATTTCTTGGCATGTTACTATTTATCCAACAAAGAAGTCTGGAGGCATCTCATATGTGAGTTGCATATCTTCTTCAATCTTCTCAATATCTTGTACAGCATCATCATAGATCTGTCTACCATTAAGTGTAACACCACCGGGCAATTGCATTCCTTCAAATTTAATTAAATTCAAACCCCACTGGCGTTTAATAAGAGCAGTAAGATATTTCTTTAAAAGCATATCATTATAAATATCAGTATATGTATCGGGATCGAGTGTTTCATAACCTTCGACAATTATGTATTCACCTTCCCCGATCTTTGAACTCCAATCTGCTTCAATATATAATCTATTCTGATGTCGAGAGAATGTCGAAAGTTGTTGCATTCCATTCACCTGACGATCAATCAAAGAAAGATATTGTTTAGTCATTTCATAATGAACCAATCCTTCTGCCTGATGTAAATCAAATATATCATTTAGATGAATTTGATAATCAACTGAAAACATACCAGTAGAGTGTTTTGAACTACTAAATGGAAAGATTCTATTTACGAATAAAAGATTATCTGGTAAAGTAATATATTGATTTGTAATATCATCAGAAGTTACTTGATGTTTACGATATACTCTTACAATGGCATCTGAATGATATTCTTGATAATATTGAATAGCCTCATCGATGCGATCTTCTAATTGATCATCATCTACGTTAATCTCAATTACTGGAGCTCCAAGCGCTCTTAAGCAATAATCAATTAATCCTTGTCGTGTATTTGGTTTAGCCATAATTCTATTTATAACTTCTAAGGTGCCACTGGATAATCTACTTCCCCATTCTCGTCGATGTTATCCGTAAGGTCACGCAAGTTTTGGCGATAGGTAGCCCAAGCAGAACGAGTATCTTCGTCAAGCGGAGAATCACTTAATTGCGTCCAATCGGAATTAGCTAGCAGATTGT